TTCTCCAGTCTGTAAAGATATAAGCCACCGTCGCCGGGCTGTTCGCCAGCACGTTCTTGATCAGGGACTGATAGCCCCTCGTGCTCAGCGTGTCGTTTGCTATCTTTACCTCGATTTCCTTGCCGTCCTTGTCGTATCGTTTCGTCCTGATCGAGCCCGATGACCGCCCCCCCTCCTGGAAGCCTCCGGAGCAGTACGGTGGATCTGTAAGCAGGATTTCCGGCTGTGCACCGTCCAGGAGCTCAGCGACCTGCTTCTCGTTTGTGGAGTCGCCGCACATAACACGATGACGGCCGAGGATCCACACGTCACCCACCATAGAGACCGGAGCGGCAGCAGGCTCAGGATCAAAGTCGTCACCCTTGTCGTTGTCGAGCTCCTCGTGTACGGATTCCGCCAGCTGGTTGATGATCTGTTCGATCTCTGTCTCTTTGTAGCCGGTCTGGTCCAGGTCAATCTCTCCGGTGTCAATCTCCGCGAAGATGTCGGCCAGCATCTTGTTGTCAACCTCTGCCAGCTCGGCGATGCGGTTGTCGGCTATGAGGTCGGCATATTCCTCCGCCTCTGATGCGTAGTCCTGATAGTCAACCGGCACCTGGTCGAGACCTGCCAGCTGCGCAGCCATGAGACGGCCGTGCCCCTTTACGATGTAGCCGGAGCGGTTGGAGACTGTGATCGGCTGACGCCAGCCCGATGACTTGATGATCTTGGCCAGCATCTTGATCTGGTCGTCCGGGTGCTTGTTTGGGTTTGCCGGGTTCGGTACCATCTTTACCGTGTCCACGATCTTGTCATGTGCACAATAAACCGGCACACCGGCAGCAGTCCTTTTTTGCTTTGGTTCTGCTTTGGTTTCCTTTGGTTCTTTTGACATAATATGTCCCCCGTTTCTTGTTGATTTTGGTGCTTTTTTCCTACCATTCGAGCAGCTTGCCGCACCAGTGGCAATGCTCGTTGTTTGCGCTTATCCTCCGGCAGCAGGACGGGCAGTAGAAGATCCCACCGCCTCGTCTTGTTGGCTCCGCCGCCGTTTCGTATTGATTCACCAGCCTGGCAGTCATTTCCACCGCGCCGGTGTAGTCGTATATAATATCCGCCGCCTCCTCGACCGTTTTCTGATCTTCTCCGGAGAGAGTAGAGGCGATGCGTGCAAGGTCGTCGCAGAGTTGTCGGTATTTCTTGTCCTGCTGCCCCTTCTGCATCTTTGTCCTCTTACCCATGGCCGTGCTCCTTTCGGATGCGTTTGAGATCCTCGGCGGTTCCTCCTGCTGCACCTTGAAGCGCACACTTGGTGCAGGCGTATCGTCCGCCCTCCCGGATCAGTGCCACCGCGATGGTGGAGAGCCAGATCCCGGCACCGCACTCAGGACACTCGGAGAGCTCCCAGTCGTGGTGTTTTTCCTTTACCTCGTCCCAGGTACCCACATTGGAGACCAGAGGGCAGCAGGCGACGTCTCCGGGATTCATCCGGCCGGATGGGTTCGGCGTTATTTTGAAGTAGGCTCCTTGTCTTTTCTCTTTCCCCATGGTTTGCCTCCTGATGGTTCAATGATGCACTTCTCGCCGTCCTTAGTCTCTACGACCGCGCCTTTTCTTGCGTATATGATCGCCACCGGCTCGCCGAAGTATATGCCAGCCCAGTGTTCGAGCTTCTTGGAGAGCTTGCGCATCTTCTTGTCTGCGACTTCTTTCATTGCCTTGCGGAAGCCGTCAAACTCCTCGTCTGTTATCATGTCTTTCCTCCTCTTTCTAATAACCGACCGCTTTCTTTGGGTTTTGTTCGGTTTCTTTCGGTTCAATGCTCAGGCGGATGGTCTCCGTGATGGTGAGCGTCCTGGTGATGCTCATTTCCGGCGGAAGCTGTCCGCGTTCGGGCAGGTCGCCCAGTGTGGCACGTAGCCCCGTTTGTTGCTCTGATGGACTTCGACCAGGTTGCAGGAGATCACGTCCCCGGCAGCGGTCACAATCTTTTGAGGTCCTCCCGGTGATTCGACATAGCTCTGCGGCTTGGCATCGCATGGCATCGACTTCCCGGCGCGGGTTTTGATCCATAATATCGGAGCCCCGCAGGCTCTGCAGGTTGCTTGTCCCATCAGTCGCCCTCCTTTTTGTCGTTATCCTTACGACTGCTGCCGTTGCCGCCTTTGTTGATGATGGTCAAGATCACCAGCGTGGCGCAGATGATCAATGTGATGCAGATGGCTGTTGCGTTCATGTTGTTACCTCCATTTCCTGCTCCGTCCGGAGCATCTTCTTGAATGATGTATATGCTGGCGGTGTAAAATCACCGCGCTCCTCCCATGCTTTGTATGCACCGTTGACCAGGCACTCCATGGCGTAGGTCTCAGCGCCTCCCCATGCTTTGAAGTCCCAGCCGTAGCCCTTGACGTGCTCGATGATCGCGTCGAGCAGGATCCCGTCGCCTGCTGCCTCGATGACTTTCCTGGCGATGGGCGCCCACTCATGGAGCGGCAGGAGCCCGATCTTGGTCTTGAAGTGATCCTCTCCGGCGTAGATCTTGCGCCATGAGCCGTTCGGGTTCTGGACTTGGCTCACTACGTGGGAGACATAATGCCGGACACCTGGCTTGATGTCCTCGTATGTCAGCCCGGTGGTGTCAATCGTTAGATCCTGCTGCATCCTTGTCCTCCTCTCCGTAGGTGATCTCAATGCCCTCCAGCATCTTGACCACTCCGCTCATAAAATCCACGCGACAGCTCTCAAGCTCGTCCTGGCGTATGTACTTGCGCCCGTAGATCTCTTTCATGTCTCGGAACGTCTCCCAGGGGATCCGGTAGAAGTCCTGGAGCCCGAAGCTCACCAGCACAAAGGTGGCGGCTCCGAGTTTGTGATGTCTGGCCAGTGCCTCCACCTGCTCCTCGGTGAGTCTGTCGTATGTGATCCGGTCGCCGTCTGTGTGCTTTGCCTCAAAAACGACCGAGCGGCCGCCTGTGAGGGTTCCCTTGAAGTCCGGCTGTCCCTGCTTGGTGTAGCAAGCTAAAAACTGGCCCTGTCGGTTTGGCTTCCGGAGCGGTCGCATCGGTTCCGGCGTCTTTTCAATAAATGCCACGCCCATGGATTCGTACCACGCGAGGCTTGAGCTGATCAGGTTCTCAAAGTGCTCACCTGCTGCACGTGAGCGCCTGCCCCTCATGGCTCTTTCGTATCTCTCGACACTTTCCACCGCCTCGGCAGCTGTTGGATCCGGGTATCCCTCCTGGTTCTTTCCGACTGTCATGTTGCGCTCCTCATAAAGCCCGGAGCGGCAGCAGGATCAAATTGCTTTTGAAACTGTGCCATGATCTCGTCCATTGCAGCAGGATGGGCCTCTCTTAAAAGCGGAGCGGCAGCAGGCGTGCCAGCTTCCACGGCAGCAGGCAGAAGATCAGGGAGCTCTTTGAATACCTCCGCGGCGTCCATGATCGGGATGTTGTGCTCTTTGGCATATTTCAGCTCCCTGCGCATCCCGGCGCTCGGGTTTTGCATATAAAAAACGAGCATACCGTCGCACCGGCTGAGGAGTTCGATGCCTGCATCCATGCCGAGCGTCCTCTGTGCCTCGTTTGTATCATCCAAAAACTGGGTGAAGTACACGTGCGGAGCGATCGGTATGTAGTCGGGCAGTGTCAGCATGACAAGCTGACAGTATTCCTGAGCCATCGCGATGTTGTGCTCGTAGTTTCCGTCGTTGCCTCTGCAAGGTGAGCAGATATAAAGCAGTTTTTTCATTCTGTCTTTTTCCTCCCTTTTCGTTGTTTCTTTCGCCTTTGGCCTGCTGCCGTTGTCGCGATCATCAGGTCGGCCATGGCGTTGGCCACTTCTCCGGTCTCGATGTCGCTGCCGTGTAAGTGGTGGCGATTCTTGACCGCGTGCTGTGCTTTGGTCTCCAGGAGCAGGTTGCTGATGTCATAGTTGAGAGTGTTGCCGTCTGCAAAGGTCACCATGCAGCCGTCCGGGATTGGTCCGTTGTGGCGTTCCCATTCGAGCTGATGTTTTAACCTCCAGCGGTTCGGCTCTGCAACCTTTTCCCAGTAATATGGGTGAGAGTGCGGCTTGTTCTTTGTTGCCTGCCGGAGCCGCACGGTTCCGATCGGTGTGCCTCCGTTGTGTGGTACCTGACCTTTTTGGAAGCGCGTCGCCTTGGTTCTCTCAATAGCCTCGGTGCTCATGAAGTCGGTCTGCTTGAGTCCTTTGTTCCAGGACTGCTGCCCTTTGACAAAATAACCGGTGCGACCGCTGTCGAGCTTGTTCCTTGCGTAGTATGCTTTGACCTGTTCCTTTGTGAAGCTGGTGCCGAAGTGCTCGTTCAAGAGGTCAGCCATCGCTTGGTGTCCGGTTCCTTTATAGTTGGCCAGTATGAAATCATCCTGCTCCGGTGTTGTAAGCCTTTGCGCGTCTATTTTCTTTCCGGCTCTGCCATAGTGGATCCCGTGGTTGTGAGTGTAGGCTTTCAGTTGTGCCGGTGTAATGTCTATGCCGAGATCTTCCCGGATCTTTGGCGCCAGCTGTTTGATGGTGAGAGTCTTGAAGTGTTCGCGGACGTACTCCTCAAGCTCCGGTGGGTATATTTTCCTCGCCATCTTTTCACCCCCTTGCCTTTGGCTTTTTGCCCTCCTGCATGGCATTGTCTCCGATCAGCATCTGAGCCACCGCTTCCGGCTTTGTCTCAATGCCGAGCTCCTCGGTGGCATACTTGAGAGCATCCAGCTGAGTCTTGGAGATCTCGACGATGGTCTTGGCTGTTTCCGTGACCGCCTTGCTGCGTTTGATGGCTCTTTCGAGTCCCTCGTCGTCAAGGCTGTCGTCGTTCACCCTCTCGATCTGCTCGAAAAGGTAGTTTTTCAGGTCTGTCATTGAGTTCTGCATGGTTTTCCTCCTTGTTTTTCTTGTGTGGGCTCCTGGACTGCTGCACCAGCGCACAAAATAGTGCGCCGGGCTCGTCCGTGGTTTTATTCCTTTGACTTTTCTCTGTCGAGCTGTTTCCAGCTCTTTGGCTTCGGGCACTCCTCCAGCGGATGCCCTTTGCCGTCCGTTTTATAGTTGAGAGTGCAGCCGTGAGCTTCTCCGCTCATTGGATGCCCGCCGGTTTCTGCTGCATAGCAGCCTTTGCAGGTTTTATTCATGGCCACCCTCCTTTATTCATCGTCACCGTCATCGGTGTCGTCGTCATCGTAGTCATCCTCAGGGTGATCATCCGGATCCCTTTTCTCGTAGAGTTCGTGGGTTCCGTCTGTGATCTGCCTGAGCTCGTCGTCTGACCATCCGAAGCCGTAAAGCTCAAGAGCTCCGACCATGGCCGCCATCTTTTCAATGCTTTCCTCTTTGGCGGTGCAGTCATAGTTTGCCAGCTCGATGCGTCCGAGCTCACTCTTGAACATGATCAGCATCTGCTGGTCAATAGGCAGGCCCTTGAAAAGGTCTGCAGCTGCTTTTTTCTCGTCTGCTTTGAGGTTCCACTTGTCTTTGCCGGTGATATAGCTCAAACCATCGCCCAGGCTGATGTAGGTGTCAAAGGTGACGAGAGCGGACCATACTGCCGGGACGGATTCCTCCGGCTTGATGGGATCCACGCGGCCGTCGATGATATTCTTGATAAAGTCAAGGATCTCGGCGCCTGCTGCCTTTGTTAGGCTCTTGATCTGCTTGCGCTTTTTCTCTTTTTCTTTCTGTTCTTTCTCCCAGGGCGAGAGCTCTTTCTCCACGTCCTTGGCTTTCTTCTTTACCCGGCAGATCTTGAGACCTCTCCAGCTTTCGCACCAGTAGAGCTCGTCACCGTCTGCCACGCCCTCGATCCGGAGACGCTTGCCCGGTTCTTCGTCCAGGTCGATCTCTTTCAAGGTCTCAAACTTGGTGCCGTAGTCGTTGCGGGCGTCCGGGTTTTCTGTGATACCTCTGGCGTCCAGCATTTCAAGCCATACCTTGGCGTGCTCGGCTCTTTTTTCGGCTCTTACTTCCTGTAAAGCTCTCCGGACGAGATCCTGGGAGCTTGTCGCTTCCTTGAGCACCTTGTTCCTGGTGTTCACGTTCTTGATCTTCTCCAGCTCGTAGTAGTCCTTGAGGGAAAGCTGGAAGCTGTCGTCTTTTTCCTTTTCTCTGATGACCTTGGCGTCCAGTTTTGCGATGTTGAGACGGTGCTGGATGGTTGTGTGGCCGAAGCCGGTCTTTTTCTCGATGGTCTCGATGGTTTCGCCCAGGTCGAGCATCAGCTGGAAGCCCTGCGCCTGTTCCCAGATTGTGAGATCGTTGCGCTGCATATTTTCTTCGAGCATGATGCCGAGCTGTGTCTTGAACGGGATCCGGGTGAGGATCCTGCAAGGGAGCTGCTTGATGCCTGCCATCCTTGCCGCTTCGAGTCGGCGGTTGCCGATCAGTACAAAGTAGCGGTGCTCACCCTTTGAGCCGTTCGGGTTCTCCTCAAAAGGTTCCACCGGGACGTCTGCGTTGTAGTCCTTATCCTTGCCGATCATGATGATGACGGTCAGGTTCTGCATGACGCCGTTCTTTTTCATGGATTCCACCAGCTCGGTGAGATCTCCGAGGTCTTTTCTCGGGTTCTCCGGGTGATGCTCCAGCTGGTCGGTGTTGATCATGACGATTTTGCTGCTCTGGTATTCCACCGCGGCGGTCGTTTCTTCCGCGACCGCTGCCGGTTCCTGGTTCTTCTTAGGTCTTGCCATTTTGTTTCCTCCTTGTGATTGTGTGGGCTCCTGTGATGCCGTAGGGCACTGTCGGTACAATGTCCCACGGCGGTGCTTTTCTTTTATGCGATGATTGTGATCTGCTCACGGTTCTGGATGTCTTTCAAAGCCTCCTCGAGGTAGTTCTTGACGTTGGCCACTGCCTCAGCTTTCCAGACTCCGCCGTCTGCTGCCACGAGCTTGAAAGTCGGAGCGCTTCCCTCATTCTTGCGGATGCGGAAAATGAAGTCGCTCGCAGGCTGATCCACCTCCAAAAAGGTGCGGTACGGTGTTAAGTTGACCGGGTTCGGCACGATGGCGTTGTCTTTATGAGCGACGCCGCTCTTGATCACCACCTGCTGAGTCACTCCGTCGTCACTGTATTGCTCGTTCTGCTGGTCTGTGATGTTGGCCGCCACTGTTGCGACAGCTGTGCGATCATCCGACTCCTTGAAGCAGCTCTGCAGAGAGATCAGGAAGCGCTCCTGGTCATATTCGTGACCAAAATCAAAAGAGGGCAGGAGAGCTCTGACTGTGAAAAGTGTCTCGCGCTTTCTCTCCTTTGTGAGTCCGGAAAACAGTCTCACCGTGGTCTCGTCCTCGACCTGGATGATCATGCTCTCGCGGAGCTCGTCCCTCTTTTGCTTGATGTAGTCCACCAGAGCGGTGAGGGTTGTTGCCTCGATGCTTTTCGCCATCGGCTCCTCGTCGTATCTGGTCAGGTTTTTGGTGCAGTAGGTCTTGCCGTTGATTTCTAAAACCTCGGGCTTTTCTGCTTTTGTGGCCAGCTCTGTGATATAGGCCAGTGCTTCTTTGATCATTTTGTGTCCTCCTTTGCATCCGGTCGCTCGACTGTGACCGTTTTCTCGTTATATGGGTTTGTGTTGCTCACTTTGAAGATCTGACCGCAGTCGTGGCACCGCAGGTGCTCCATGTTCGCGGTCGTTTTTGCCATTCCTCCACACTCCGGGCAGGCCGCCCGCCCGTCCGGGTGTAAAAAGACATCGTAGCGCATCAGCTCTCCGCTGCCATCTTGGCCAGTGCGTCATAGTTTGGCGGATCTAAGATCTCGCCAGTCTCAGGATCTACGTCAACGCCAGGGATGGGAGCGAGTGCAGCAGCTCCGCGGAGCCTTTTGCCTCTATTTCTCAGGTCGATGGGCGGAGTTGCCGGATCCGGTTCTTCGACCACCTGGGCGTTGATGATTCTGGCGTTATCTTCGCCGATGACTTCCGGGGCGGTCTGCGCCAGTTCCCTGATCGACATCTGTCCGGGGATGTTGCCGTCGTATTCGCTGATCATGACCTCGCCGGTGCGCATATCTGTCCCCATGAGCATCTGCGTCTCAATAGCTTCGGTGCTTGCCAGCTTGGTGGTGACCATGATCTGGGTGTCTACCACCTGGCGGTTCTTGCTTGGTGCAAAAGTCAGGGTGATGTTGATTTTTCGCTTTGTCGTGGGCTCCGTGTTTGGGTTCTGGATGTTTTCACCGACCTGCAGCAGTGCTTCGCTCACCTTTTCGCGAAAAGCACCGTCAGCGAAGTCGTTGAGGTCCATCATCCAGTCCGTGCTTCTGTGTCTCATTCGTTGGACTCCTCCTTTTCTTCGATGCGTTGGATCTCCGGATCCTCCGCGGTTAAATAGTTACCTCTAAGCAATCCGAGCTCAAGGCGCCGGAGCGTCTGCTCGCGATCCTCCCGCTCGCGTCTGGCCGCTTCGATTTTCTTGCGACCGTCGCCCGCCAGTTTCTCGGTGATGTCGTCGATGGTATTCCTCACGCTTGCCGTCACCTGCTGCCGCTGGCGTTCTCTTTCAAAGAGCGGGCGGTATATATCCATAAATGCCACGCGATCCAGTCCGGGCTTTCCTCCGGTGATAGCCTGGCGCCTCAGTTCCCTCAGGTTTGACCATCCGACCGCCTTGACGGCCGTTCTGATCAGATCCGGGAGCTTGTCGCTTTCGTCGCCGAAGTCTCCGGAGGTGTAGAGCAGGTCAGTGACTGCAATCCACGCCTCGTCGGGCTGTATCATATCCGGGCATTGTATGGTCCACATGATCTCGCGGATCTCCGCGATGCTTGGCGGCCATTTGTTGGTCTGGATGTGCTTCGCGACTGCCAGCTGCACCAGCTTCGCATCATCCTCTGCAAAGGTTGCCGCCCAGATCTTTGCCATTCCCTCGACTGCCTGCTCTGATGCAAAGCGGTCGTGGTTAGGGTAGGCCGAGGAAATTGCCGCCAGGACCTGCGCCGTTTCTTTCACTGTCATCAGCTGCATCCTCCTCTCTGTAGATGCGTTCAAGCACTCCCATGGTGTCCACCTTGCGTCCCGCTGCCGGTTTTGATGTTGCAACCGTTCCGGCAGGTGTGAGCTCGTCGTCCCAGCGTCCCTGGTTCAACCATGTGGCAGGGTGTGGTATAAACTGACCGCCATCCTTTTGCCATTGCTGGGAGTTCTTTGCAGCTTCGACAGCTGTCAGGATCTTCTCAAAGAGTTCAGCTGTTGGCTTGATCTTTTTCCAGGACTTGAGGGCTGCTGCCTTGCCGACCTTGCGAGGGTAGATCTTCCAAAACTCGTCGAAGCGTTCCGCCTGCAGGTCTTTTTTCGGTGCATCCACCGCCGCAGGTGGTGAAAGTGTTTTTATTGTCTCTGTATCTGTATCATTATCTGTATCTGTATCATTATCTGTATCTGTATCGGGTTTTTTGGGTTTTTCAAAAAACCGTTCGGTTTCTTGGCTTTCTTTCGGTTTCGGTGGTCGCCCACCTTTGAGACCGTTCTTTCGGTTGGTTTCGCACTTTTTCTCGTACTCCTCGCGGTCTCTGTCGAGCTGCGCCTTTATGAAAGAGTAAGCCATCGCCGCCGCTCCTCTCAGGTATGTGGGCTCTGGTCGCTCCGGATCCTCATGTGCGAAGATGGCCCGGAGTAGTTGTCCGCACTCTGCATCAGTCAGCTGATCGAGGTGCTCGGCGTAGTCCAGATAAAGCAGGAAGCTCTTTTTTGTGGTGTCCTGCATCTTGACCACCTCCTTGTCTTAGTTGAATGGCAGCTCCTCGTCGATGCCGTCCGGGATGTTCATGAAACCGTCGTCTGCCGGTTCTGATCCGCCTGCTGCATCCTGCGGTTTTGAGTCTGCGAAGTAGATATTTTTCGCGATGATCTCGGTCTGACGGTGTTTCTGTCCGTCCTTTTCCCAGTCGTTGTTGTGCAGGGATCCGGAGACTACCACCTGGCGTCCTTTTTTGAGGTGCTTCTCGCAAAACTCTCCGAGCTTGTCAAAAGCTACAACCGGGAAAAACTCCGCCTTGTTGTTTGGCATATTGACGGCGAGAGTGAAGCGAGAGACCGCTTTTCCCTCTGCTGAGTACCTTGTCTCGGGATCTCTCGTAAGTCTCCCGAGTTCGTTCACTTGATTCATTTTTTATCCTCCTTGTGTTATGGTGTGCCCGTTCTTGCCTCGTCCAGTTGTCGGCAGATGCTGTCATACTGGTCGCGCGTCAGATCCGCAGGATCATCGCACTGGTATAGTTGCTTGATCCGCGCCGCACATTGCTCCCGGCTCATTCCGGCGTCCTCGGCTTTTCGGTATAGCCTGCCGATCTGTGCTTCTGTGAGCTTTCGCGGAGCCTGCTGCCCTTGCTGACCGTTTTGGGTTGCGGTCTGCTGTGGTCTTGTCTGGCTCTGTGGCCGTTCGCTGATGTGTTCAGTGTTGTCAGGATCATCCGCGCCCTGATCAATGCCGAGCATCTCGAAAAGGTAGCACTTGAGGCAGTAGGTGAGGGCGCTGCCTTTTGCTTTATCCGGTCCGCCGTCGTTGGTGCCGATCGCGTGGAGCGTGACGGCTTGACGATCTTCCGGGTTGTCTGCATCCACCCAGGTGACCTCGATGTCCGATTCGTACACCCACACCTGGCGGTCGTAGCCGTTGCTGGTGTGCTGCGTATATGCGGAGTAGAAGATCTCGTCGCCGTTTTCGGCGTGCCGGGTGGCTGTTTCGCCTGTTATTTTCAAGTTGACGTGCTGCTCGTTCATGGCAGGCGTCAAAAATCTGTAAATGTCGTCGATGCGGTTGAAGCTATACTTCACGCCTTCGCTGCGCTTTTCCTTTGGCAGTGCCGGGATGGCCTTGCGGATTTCCACGAGCTTCTGCTCAAGGTTCAAAGGCTTGGCGCCTGCTGCCGGTTTTGACTCTTTTGCGTCTGGCGGCTTCTTTGCTTCTGCTTTAGTCGCTGACATCTTGGCCGTGGATTGTGCTGCCATCAGCTGAGCCCTCCTCTCTGAAAAATCTGTGGCCGCCGATCGTCACCACATAGATCTGGGACTCGTGCCAGTTGCTGGTCGTTCTGTCCGGTGCGTAGAAGTATTTGATCGGCTCCGATGCCACCGCCCAGCCTAAGTCGAAGATTGCAGAGACTGCAAGCAGCGACTCTTTTGACGGTTCCGGGCGTCTTTTTGTGTATCGATATTTCTGCACCGCTTCCGTTGGACGGATCCCGTCATCCTCGCAAGCCTGGAGGATGCACTGAGCGACCGCTTCTTTTCCTGCAAAGCACTCAGCTCCGGCCTCAGCTTCGACCACGCTGGCGATCTCCCATCGTTCAGCGTCTGTCAGCTCATAGCGGAGCGTTGTGCCATATTCTGCCGCCCAGGAGCTTGCAAGCTCTTGAAGATCCACCGCTGTTGTTTCTTCTGTGCCTGCTGCCTGGAAGTAGACCATGATGACCTCGGGCTGGATCGGTTCAGCTTCCTCCTCCAGCTCCGGAGAGCTTGAGAACGGCGCCGCGTCCGATGTGATCACAACCGGGTGCTGTTCATCCTGCGCCTCTTTCGGTCTCTGTCTTGCCACAACAACCGTCACGGCGATGATCACCAGGAGAGCAGAGGCGCCTGCTGCCATGAGCTTGCGGCGGCGGATGATTGCCTTGCGCCTGGATTGCTTTCGTGCTATGATTGTTGTGGACTTCCTCTGAGTTGTGGGCTCCGAGATGTCCTTGGAAGCGTTCGGCTGTGCAGGCCGGGCGCTTTCTTTAACTTCTAAGATCTCTATCATGCTTTCTCCCTCTTTCTTTTTTCCACTTTCTAAACTCTGACGCGATCGCAGGATCCTCGAAAGTTCTGCGCACTGCGTCAAGCAGAGTGACAGCTGCACGATCTGAGACCTGCGCGGGCAAAGCAGTCAGGTCGATATATGGGCGGCTGTGCGGTTTCGTTGTCGTCTGCATGGTTCTCCTCCTTGGTTTTCCGGTCTTTGCTTTCGGTTGCTTCCTGGCAGTCGCATGACTCTCCTGGATCTAAGGCCGCGCCGCAGAACGGGCACGAGTAGTAGTCGCTAAAGTATTTCATTTTCTCCTCCTTTTCGTTTCCGGAGACGCTTCTCAAAAGCGTGCTCCCATTTCTTCCGGACTCTGTACCGTCCGTGTGTGTATTGATGCCACTGTCTTGGTGTGGCCACTGCTTCGAGTTCTCTTTGGTGTTCTAAGCAGGCCGCCAGCTCCGGCACAATGTCGCCGACGCGTTGAGCTATTTGCTGGAGCACCGGTCCGAGCTGTTCAGCCACCTGCTGCATCGCTTTCGCAAAGTTATCCACAACAGTGTGCATAGCTTCGCCGATGTTTGCAGCTGCCTTTTGCAGACTCTCCAGTTGTTCAGGTGTCAGCTCTGGGAGCTCCGGGCTGTTGATCTGGTCGTCCATGTTATGCCTCCCTCATTGAAGTCATGCCGGGCACCGCGTTGGGTGAGTATAAGTATTCGAGTGTTGTCTGTGGAAAATATCTGTCGCGGATCACGAGCGCCTTGCCGAACGGGATCTCCGTTTTACCTCTGAGCCAGTTGCGGATAGTGTCCGGAGACTTTTCTGCGACTGCTGCCAGGTCTTTTTCAGTGATTCCGATGCGAGCCATCTCTGCCACGAGGTTTGGGTATGCCATAAATTTGCCTCCTTTCTTAGTTGATGCGGTCGCCGTATGAGTAGACGACCATGCTGACCTTGTTGGTTTTCTCGTCAAAGTATCCATAGTTTTCGATGCCATCGAAGCCGATGATCTCGCGCACGATGTAGCTGATGGTTTTCGTCTCGCTTGCTGATCCGCTCGGTCTCCATAAATCTTTGAGCAGCTGGATGATGCCCTGCCTGCCGGTTGCATAGTTGCTCAGATCAAACTGAAAAGCCTCGAGCGCTTTCATCAGCTCCGGATCTTGTCCGTTTGCTTCCTCCAGGATCGCGGTCATTTCATTCACGCCGATCATAATGTGGTAGATGGTCTTGACCTCCTGCTTTGTTACTGTTGCCATATTTCTGTTGTATGTGTTCATTTTGCGACCTCCTTGGTTTGGTTTTGTGGGCTCCGCTTTCCACTCCACTGGAAAGCCATGCCTATAATATAATCCAGCCCACTGGAATTTGCAAGGCTTTTTTATAAAAATATTCTTGCGTGGTGGAATAATTTATTGATAAACGCCCATTTTTTCTGTATAATCGGGAGGAAAAGGAGGTGATAGTATGAGGGAAAAAATAGTCCGGTACCTGGAGGAAAACAAGATCACCGCCATGGAGCTTTCACGCCGGAGTGGTGTCAAAAAATCAACCGTTTACAATTTGATCAACGGCGACGCTGATCCGATGGAGCTCGGCATTTCCAAAGTGTTGGCACTGGCCAGCGCCATGGGTATGACAGCCGAGGAGCTCTACGGTCTGCCACCTGTTGAAAACTCGGAGCCCACACCTGAGAAGATGCCCGTCAATGATTCGGAGCTTGAGCTTTTGGAATTGTATCGAAACGCCACACCGGAAGCCCGCAGCACTGTCGTCAATGTCCTGCGATGTAATCAGCGCGTGAAAAAAGAAGCGGCAATCTCTTAGTCGTGGACTTTACCATTTAGGAGGTGATTCTATGGCAAAAATTGAAACGCTGCCGAGTGTTATCGATATTATGGAGCAGGCTGATGATTCTGCTCAAAAAGCTCTGCAGACTCTTTTGAAAAATTCACTTTATAAGAAAAAACAAAAGACCGAGCCTGCTGCCGTTGAGCAGCTGGAGGATCTCGGTCTCGTTTCCATGGTTGATGGCTCCACTGTTTTTTCTCCGGAGCTTGATGCCTGCAAGAAAAAGGTCTACACCTATTTGATGCGAAAGTTTGAGGATCAGCAGTATTATGACGAGGAGATGGAGCCGCACACCATCCCGCACGGCGCTCAGATGGTGGCCAGCGTCTCGCTTTCCGGTTCTGAGCTCCGCGTTGAGTTTCCGGATGATGATGTGACCGCCCTGCTTGATGCTCACGGTGTCAACCGTTGTAGGGGGTGGAAGCCGTGAAAAAGAAAAAAGAGGTCGCTGCCGGATCCGTTCCGGCTGTAATCTATGCCAGATATTCAAGCAGCGGCCAGCGCGAGGAGTCCATTGAGGGACAGCTGAGAGACTGCCGGGAGTATGCCAAAAAGAACGGCCTGCTCGTTGTTGGTGAGTATATTGACAAAGCTCTCACCGGTAGGACAGACAAGCGCCCGGACTTCCAGAGGATGCTCAGGGATTCCGAGCGTGGAGCTTTCAAGGTCGTGATCTGCTGGAAGATGGACCGCTTTGCTCGCAACCGGTACGACTCGGCCATGTATAAATACAAGCTAAAAAAGAGCGGCGTCCGCCTGGTTTATGCCATGGAGTCCATCCCGGAGGGGCCCGAGGGGATCATCCTCGAGAGCGTCATGGAGGGATATGCTGAGTACTATTCCGAAAACTTGAGCCAGAACGTCAAGCGCGGATATTATGACAGCGCCCTGGAGCTCAAAACACTCGGGCAGACTGTCCTGGGATATAGAAAAGGCGCTGACGGTCGTTTTGAGATAGATCCGGCCACTGCTCCGGTCGTTCGGAGGATCTTCGAGGAGTATGCTGCCGGAGAGCGTGCCAAAGACATCTACGAGAGACTCAATGAGGAGGGGTATCGCACCACCCGCGGCGGAAAATTTAACAAAAACAGCATCCGGAGGATCCTGCAAAATGAAAAGTACGCGGGCGTCTATGAGTTCAAAGACATCCGCGTCGAAGATGGGATCCCGGCCATTGTAAGCCGTGAGCTGTTTGAGGAGTGCGGAAAAATGGTAGAAAAACACCACCGGGCGCCTGCTGCAAAGCGCGACGAGTCTTTCCTGCTCACCACGAAGATCTTCTGCGGAGAGTGTGGCGAGCCGATGACCGGAGACGCTGGCACCAGCAAAAGCGGCGCCGTGCATTATTACTATATTTGCAACGGCAGGCGACGCCATGCGTGCAAAAAGGAGCGCGTGCGAAAGAACGAGATCGAGGAGGCAGTGGTTTCCGAGCTTGTGCAGCTGATCCACTCCGATGATTTTATTGAAAAGGTCGCAGATCTTGCGATGGAATACCAGGAGCGAGAAAAGGACACGAGCGCACTCAAAGCACTCGAAGCCCGTCAAAAAGACATAGAAAAGAAGATCGAGAACGTCCTCAGAGCTATCGAGGACGGCATTGTGACCGCATCCACAAAGACGAGGCTCATGGAGCTGGAGGCTGAGCGGGCTGACATTGAAAAAGGGATAGCCAAAGAGCTGATAGCAACGCCGGAGCTCGACCGCGATCAGATTGTTTTCTTTTTGGAGAGGTTTCGGGATGGTGATGCAAAGGACGAGCGGTACCGGGAGTTCTTGGTTGACACGTTCCTGCAGGCCGTTTTCGTTTACGATGACCGCCTTGTGATCACGCTCAACTATTCCGGCCAAAATAACAAAGTCACGAAGTCACTCGCGGACAAAGCCGCCAGTGGTGAGGGTTCCGGGTGTTCGTGTTTGGCGCCATCCGGCGCAGTATTTTCCCCCAAAGGAAGGAATCATTGCCCTCCTGTCTGTGATACAATCTCTGTATCTGAATCCCGACACAGCCATATACGAAAGGAGGTGCCCCATGCGCAGATCCATGAAAGCCCTTTCCTCGCTGATGCTTGCCGCTGCCCTGACCCTGGCCTTCGCTGCCCCGGTCCTGGCCGATGCCGGCACGGACAGCCTTCCCGCCGAATGGAAAACGGACCGGGAAATTGTGCTCGAAGACCCGGCCCCCTGGAATCAGGCGGAGCTTATGCAGGCCGTCGATGTGACAGACCCCGGC